GTGATGCCAAGTTCCTCCTCCTACATCTGACCCGCTTGAAAATGCATCTGCTCCCCAATTATTTCCTTCTTCACCCGTAGTTACAACATTCATTGTCATAGATGAAGAAAAATTAAATTGGTTCGTATCAAAATTATATTTTAAACCAGTTGAGCCAGAAAAGAGGCTTCCGCTGTTAAATTGAAGTTCTCCTTCTTCGCCCACTGCATAAGTTTTGGGAAGTTTAAAACCAGATGATGCCATTTATTAATATCCTATAATTAAATAAAAGAATTACTATAATTAGTTAAGTCAAATGGAAAAATCTCTTGACAAGTCTGAGAAATTCCTGTATCATAGACATATGAATAAATCGGAAATCCCATTCGTAGGATTACATGCACATTCAACCGCAGGTTCACCCTTCGATGCCATCGGCTATCCACAGCAACATATGGACTTTGCTTATGAAAATGGGAGCGATGCTCTAGCATTAACCGATCACGGAAATTGTAATGGTTTAGCCTATCAGGTTCTTCATGCAAAGTCAATGGAAAAAGAGGGAAAAGATTTTAAACCAATTTATGGTGTAGAAGCTTATTTTATTCCATCTCTTAAAGAATGGGAAAAGGTTAAGGAAGAATCCAAAGCCGACAAGAAAAAGAAAAAGGTTAAAGAAAGTTCTGGATTCACTATCGAAGATGAAGTAGAATCGAAATCCACAAAAGATATATTAAATCGCCGCAGGCATTTAGTTTTGCTGGCACAAAATCAAACAGGATTAAACAATATCTTCAAGCTTGTTTCTCAATCATATAAGCCAGGAAATTTCTATAGATTTCCTCGCATTGATTATGACTTGCTACGCGAGCACAACGAAGGTATCATTGCGTCAAGCGCATGTTTAGGTGGCATTTATGCAGGAGATTTGTGGGAACACAAAGACGAAGGTGATGATGCTGTTTTAAATGCTATGCGTGAAACAACTGAAAATATGCAAAGTATTTTGGGTGATCGATGGTATGCAGAACTACAATGGTTTAAGCATCCAACCCAGATGAAATTAAACACATTTGTTATCCAGATTGCTAAGGAGTACGGGCTTGAATTAATCTCAACTGCCGACAGTCACTACTTTAATCCTGATGTGTGGAAGTCAAGGGAGTTATACAAACGATTCAGACCAGGAGCAATCGCATTCTTTGGCGAAATGGCTGAAGATTTAGATGAATATGGAATGGAACTATATCCTAAAAATGGCGATCAAATGTTTGCGTCATATAAAAAGTATTCATCCGAATTAGGTTATAAATTTGATGACGAATTGGTTAAGGAGTCAATTGCCAGAACACATCACATCGCGCACAATCGAATTGAAAAGTTTTATCCAGATAATACCGTTCGACTTCCATCATTTGTTATTCCCGAAGGGATGACTGAAGATGAAGCATTGAGTACCGCATCGATTAATAATTTACAAGCAAAAGGTTTTACCGATCTAACCTATGTTAATCGTCTTGAGCACGAACTACAAGTCATTAAAGGGCGAGGCTTCAGCCGCTACTTTTTAACAATGAAAGCAATTGCAGACAAAGCAACATCAATGCAAATTACAGGTCCATCACGCGGATCTGCTGGTGGTTCTCTGGTGGCGTATGTGCTTGGAATTACTCAAGTTGATCCAATTAAATATGGATTGCTCTTTTCTCGCTTTCTAAGATCGGACGCAAAAGATTATCCTGATATCGATTATGATGTTTCAGACCCAATGACACTCAAAGAATCATTAGTTAAAGAATGGGGGGAAGATAATGTCGCTCCTATTTCAAATTGGAATACACTTCAATTGCGGTCTTTGATTAAAGATCTATCAAAGTTTTATGACATTCCTTATCAAGAAGTTAATATTGTAACAAAGAAAATGGTCTTTGAAGCTATCGGTCCAGCCAAGAGAGAACATGGAATAAAAGCGGGTGTCTACGAACCAACGTTCGAAGAATTGATGAAATATAGCACAAGCCTTCAGGAATTTTTAAAGAAATATCCACAAGTCGAACCGCATGTTAGAACTCTAAAGGGACAAGTGCGATCTCAATCCCGCCACGCTGGTGGTCTGGTGGTTGGCGAAGAATTAAATAAATATATGCCACTAATCTATTCAGGTGGAGTAAGACAAACCCCTTGGACCGAAGGTCAAAACGTTCGTCATCTTGAACCAATGGGATTCATTAAGTTTGATATTCTGGGGCTTGGAACTCTAAGAATGATCGAAGATGCAATTTTAAGAATTCTTAAGAAAACTAATCCCAACCCTACATTTAAGAATGTAAAAACATTCTATGATCACAATCTTCATCCAGATGTATTAAACTTTAATAATAAAGAGATATATAAAAATATATTTCAGAAAGGCAAATGGGCGGGAGTTTTCCAGTTTACTGAAACTGGTGCCCAAGCGTTTTGCAAGCGAGCAAAACCTACAAGTCTAATTGATATTGCAGCGATTACTTCAATCTTTAGACCCGGACCATTAAGCGCAAAGGTTGATAAAGAATATGTTAAAGCAAAGAGAAACCCGGAAGATATTAAATACATTCATCCAATTGTTAAAGAAGTAACAGAAGAAACTTATGGTTTCCTAATCTTTCAAGAACAGATTGCCCTCTTAGCTCATCGTTTGGGTAAAGATATTTCGCTTGATGAAGGTAATCTATTGCGCAAATTATTAACTAAGAAAGGAACTGGTAAAGGTGCAGAAGAAAAGCTTAAAATTTATAACAAATTCGTGGCAGGATGCACAGAAAAAGGAATTAAAAAGGAGCAGACAGAGACTCTTTGGAAAACTTTTGAGTATTTTAGTGGTTATGGCTTTAATAAGTCCCATGCTGTCGGTTATAGTATTCTATCTTACCAGTGTGCTTGGTTACTAAACTATCACCCAGCAGAATGGCTGGCAGCTTTCTTAAATAAGGAACCCGAAACTCGTAAAGAAAGAGCAATTAATGTTGTAAAGAATTTGGGTTATGAAATCCAAGAAGTTAACATTAATTTATCTGGAAGAAACTGGGAAATCTCACCAGAGGGTAAGCTGGTTCAACCCTTAACCTCTATCAAAGGTTTGGGTGATAAAGCGATGGATCAAATTCTTGAACATCGACCATTCAACACTATTGAAGAATTATTATTTAATGAGGAAATAAGTTATTCTAAACTTAATAAAAAATCTTTGGATGTCCTTGTGCGCTCTGGTGCATGTGATACGATTGTGGATGATCGGTTTAAACATTGTCGGCATTTATGGTTATCTATTATAGACAGCCGACCAAAAAATAAGAAGAAATTAGACGAAAATATAAAGAATAATCTTAGCGAACCGGATTTTTCCGAAGAAGAAAAGATTGAAAATGTTGTAAATTTAACAGGGATCTTTCCTTTTGAATTGGTCTTAGACAAAAAGGTTAAAGAAAGATTGGAACTTTTAAAGGTTCCCCCTTTGGCTGAATATGATAAAGACTTGCAATTGTGTTGGTTTATCCCACGAGAAATCATTCCTAAAAAAACTCGTAATGGTAAAACATTTTGGATTATAAACGCAATTGACGAAACATGTCAAACAACAAATATTAAATGTTGGAATGTACGACCAAATGAAGTTGTGCATGTGAATAGACCATATGTGAGTAAACTGGAACATGATCCTCAATGGGGATTTTCTACTCGTTCCATTAAGTGGAATTTTAAATTAGTAGGTTAATATATGAAAAATAAAAGTGAAGAAACACTGGAGCTGTTTAGATTAATAGTTGGTCGCGATGAAGCAGAATACGAAGCAAATGGCACAATTTCTGAATACTTGATAGAGCGAGCAGCTTATTACGGAAACCGCCTTGGTCGCCAAAAGAAAAAGGTAAAAGAATTTGACATTGTAGAAGACCAACAATCAGGCGATTGGATATTATTATATTATTGTGAGAGGTATTTTTAGATGGAAGATGATTACGAGTTGTTCATAGATGATTATAAGCCAGATAAGAACGAGATTCGTCGGGCAATAAATCATACTATAGAAAATGATTTACCAGCAACAAGAACATCAAACGGTTTAGAGATTGAGGTATTGTCTACTTGGACAGATGTTTTAAACAATGATGCCTCAATTTTATATGATTACGAAAAAACTGGCTGGAAAGTAATGTGGTACAATAGACATTCAGGAGGCCCATCGCAGGGAAAACTTTTGCGTTCATGGCTTAGTATAAGAGATACACGGTATCTTTCAAAGGAGAAATAAATGATTATTGAATATACAAGATTAAGAAATGATGTACAGCCGCCCGAACGGGCTAACCCAAGCGATGCAGGATTAGATCTGTTCTTTAACCCAGAACCTGTTGGGATTTTACCAAGCCCTAAGCTTGATTCTATTAGGATTAAACCTGGCGAAAGTAGGTTGTTACCCACTGGTTATCGTTTTGGTATTCCGCATGGATATATGTTGGAGATTAAGAACCGATCTGGGATTGCATCCAAGCGTTCACTAATTGTAGGTGCTTGTGTTGTTGACAGCGGATATGACGGCGAAGTTTTTATTAACCTTCATAATGTGGGAAAAGAAACACAAATAATTGATCCAGGCACCAAAATTGCCCAAGCAGTCATGGTTCCTGTGGTGCATTTCCGTGCAGTCGAAACCCAAAGTGGAGATCTATACAATTGGTATCCGATTACTATTTCTGATCGAGGTGATGGTGCTTTGGGTTCTACCGATAAGAATTAATTATGGCAACCCTCTCAAGAAAATTGCGTCGTAAAAAAGAAAACGCCGCAAAGAAAGAATTGCAAAAAAAGGTTGGACTTTTTAGCAAGCTTGAAGATCACTGTTTGGTATGTCAAAAAGATTTTGACAAAAAAAATAAAGAAATGGTGATGTCATGGAGCGTTGTTGTGAAGGAAGACAAAGTAAGACTATATTGTCCTGACTGTTGGTCAAGGGCAACACAATTAATAGACGAGATAAAAGATGGATACGAAAATTCAAAAACTAATGTTTAGTTCAAAATCTGATATGTGGGGCACACCACCAGAATTTTTTAACAAGTTAAACAAGACATATAAATTTACTTTAGATCCATGCGCTAGCGCCGAGAATCACAAGTGTGATAAATATTACACCCTTGAAGATGATGGGCTTTCCAAAAGTTGGGAAAATGAGGTAGTTTTTGTAAATCCTCCATATAGTGATGTTGGTAAGTGGGTTGAGAAAGCCCATTATGAGGCTACTTACAATTCTGCAACGGTCGTGATGTTAATTCCCGCTCGCACGGATACTAAATATTGGCACAATTATATTATGAGTGATGCTAATAAAATTTATTTTATCAAGGGAAGATTAAAATTTGTTAATCCTTTTACTTCCGTTTCCAATTCTGCCCCATTCCCATCAGCAGTTGTTGTGTTCCACGACGCTAAGTCACCGTTTATTCACTACCCTGTAATTGGCACAATGGAAAGATAAATGGAAGACAAGAAAACAAAAGTTATGTTTACGGTATCTCAGCGAACGAAGGCAGATTTTAAACTTCAGCTTCAATATGATAGTCTGACGCAAGTAAAGTTTTTTCGCTTATTGATGGAAGGGTATATTAATAAAGATCCAGATCTAATGGTGTATATCAATAAGTTTAAGAAAAAGATCTCCGTCCAAAACAACACTCAGCGTAAAAAAATAATGACCAATATTAAAGATGCTGGATCTGTGAGGAATAAGTTTGCTCTCGGCGATGAGGAAGTTGAGAATATTTTTGATATTCTAGAAAAGGAACACCCAGAATTATGAGTTGTTATGATAAGTGCAAAAAGAAAAAGAAATCTTGCACACAAACTGATTGTAGATTGTGGATAGATTATCCAAAAGATTATAATTGTACTGAAATAAGTGTGCAAAGAAACGACAAACTTGTCTTTCGCGAGATTGGTGATCGTCTAAAGTTAACACCATCGCGTGTGAAGCAAATCGAATCTGGCGCTCTTAAGAAGTTAAATGCGCGATTGAAGTCTCTTTTCAACATTTTATAGTAGTCTTTTTCCAGATTTGCCTACTATTTATACGAGTAAGACTTGCAAAAAGTTAAGGAGAAAACCGCAAAATGGCAAAAAACAAAAAGCCCCTATTAAAAGAAGGAACCGTTCGTCGAATGATGAAGTTGGCAAACATGGAAGCTCTCGGCAATGGATTCATTAGTGAAAAGTATACACAATTGGATGAAG